CTGAAGAATCTAAAGCATTGTTAAGGTGCTCAGTATCAGACAAAGGTCTTTTACCATTAACTCCACCAGGTATGATTGTACCTTGCTTATACAACAATCGAAGTTCTAAGGCTTGTCTAGTCTCAGCTGCAGCTTCATTAGTCGCATACTTGTCGTAGTCCGTCATTACCTTTAGATCAGCTATACTACCAACACCTGTTGTGCCATCAGTCTTAGTGAAGCGCACGATGTCTTTCATTATAGTTGGGTTATCTTTGATTTGATCAAATGATATACCGAACTGTTTTTGTAAGGAATCGTTATCAGCAGAAGTAATGTTATCCATGCGAACAACATCTTTAAGTGGTCCTTTAGGTAACTTATACTTAGTAGCATCTGAAAGCATAGAGTTAAGATGCTTAACGTTACCATCAGTATCGTAACGACCAAAAGAACCATTGAAAGTTTGGCTAGTCTGCGCACTACGTTGTTGTTGCAACGCTTGGTTTTGAACGTCCATTTGCGACTGCATCTGGGAAGTTCTATCGTCGACAGAGATGTTAGATTGTGCTTGTAACTGCATAAGCTCTTCATTGGCTTTCGCTTGCGCAACACGTGCATCGGTTCTAACCTGCTTTTGTCGAATGTCTGAGTTCGCTGAGAATTCTTGAGCCTTCAACCGATTCGCACGGTTAACAGGATCTGCAGCTGAAGTGATACCGCTTGTTACAGCGGCTCCTATATTTACGGCCATGACTTAAGTCTCGTGTTGGATAGGTAGGCTACTATTGTTAGTAGTAGGCGTAGTGTTGGCATTAGTATTAGCTGAGTTCTTAGCAGCTCTCTTTTCCAACGTGTCTATTAAGTAGTTAAAGCCAGTGTTGGTAGCTTGTCCAAAAGCTTGTTCTGTCTGACGACTTGACAAGTTAGCCTGTGCTCCAGTTCTAGCAGACGCAGCACCGTAAGCGTTTTGGGTGTTACTAGCGGGGTCGTTACCCATACCAACACTCAAGAAACCTAGTTGTTCTTTAGCAGCTTGCATTGGAGCATTGGCTCTTATTTGAGCTCTAGTCTTAGCAGTCTCAATTGCGAAGTTCGTATCAACCTGAGCTGTGATACCGGACGTACCTAATCCACGTTGTTTCAAGCGGGTTTGCAATTTGTTAACCACTTGATCACGTTCTGTATTAAACGCTTCTAACCCTTGAGCCTCAATAAGATCCGGCGTGTAGTTAGAGTAGAAGTCAGACAGCTTCTGCTCTGTATCACCGAAGACTGCCTCCCAGTCAGATTGTTGTTCTTCAGCAAAAGCAATTTCTTTGTCTTGTGCTTTGTCAGCCGCCTTCTGGTCTTTCTTGTTAGTGTATGCGCTGACGCCCGCATTGATTAGAGCGCCACCCACAACTGCAACTGCTACCCAAGTCATATTAACACTCCACCAGCTCTTGTTCGAGCTTGTCTAAGTCTGTTTCATCAGTAACATGTATAGTCATGTAGCTGACATCTGTGATGGCAAAGAATGCTCTCTTGTCGCCAGCAAAGACATTAACTATTGCTGGAGCTTGATAAGTGACTTTACCGTATTTAGAACTAACAAGAACAGTACCCGATAACAATATAGCTAAGTGGTTATGTTTGTGTGTAGCTCCTACGAGGGCTGTAGAGGCTGGCATATCCATGACTCTACCATAGACACCATCAGAAAAGAAGTGATCTACAGCTATGTCAATCTGAGGCCTGTCACTTATAGCCCGTTCAAATCGTCTGATAGTGTCTGTGCTCATTATAGAACGTCCAGGTTTGCTATTGCGTTAGAGTTACGAGAAGTCCAAACAAAGTAGTAGTCGACGGCTAAGGCTTTGAATAAGACAACACCAGGTTTGATGAAAGAGTCGACTCGCGTATAAGGGCCAGCTGCTCCTGAGTTACGTGCATATAGATCTAAAGATCCTCCGTTACCAGGAGAGCATGTGTAGTTTATTTTGACGTCTGCAGCACCTGAGTCAGGTGATCCAGAACCGTCAAAGTTGTCTGTTTGTCCTGTGAATATTGCAGTCATACGATGTTTCCTGTTAGGTTACTTATTAAGTTAGATGTTAGGTTTGTTATTATAGCTGTACCACTGTCTTCAACAGGTGCATTGGGATCGACAACAATAACAACACGACGTACTTCAGGTGCTGAGTTACCAAAAGAATCGTCTACGTTATATGTTATAACATAGGCTCCTGGAACAGCTGTGTTAACAGGATTGAATGTTACTATACTTCCTGTTATAGTTCCGTCTTCCGGATCTTCTGCAGTTGCACCTGCGTCCACGTAGGCAGTATTTAACGGGTGTAATATAGCTCCCGGTCCTATACGTGTTATAGTCGGCGGGAAGTCAACAACGTCAACAACTCGTACAACTTCTGTAGCCGAGTTACCAGCTGCATCATCTACGTTGTACGTCACAAGGTACGAGCCGACAACATTAGAGTTCACAGGGTTCACCGTAACTATGTTATCGGTTATGTTTCCGTCAACGTCGTCCAGTGCAGTTGCTCCAGCATCGACGTAGGGAGTACCTACGCCGTGTGTCACTGGAGTCTCACCTAGTAGTGTTATCACAGGAGGAGTTACATCAGGCTCTTCTGTGTCAGCTACATAGGTGTTCTCACCAAGGAACGCATAACCAGAGGCTGCGTTATCTCGTTCCTGCATCCACACATGATCAGCCATATTATACTCCTAGAGCCGTTTTAATAGCAGGACCTAAAGCAGTGTAGATCGAGGCGTAACCTGCAGCGTTAGGATGAATTAAGTCAGCCATAAGGCCGGCATTATCAGCCGTAGTAAAGTCCGCAAAGTTAGGCGTCGATCTTATATCCAACAGAGTAGCACTGTAGGTCGAGGCTAGTGTTGTTATCGCAGAAGGTAGATAACCTAATCCAATGTCTATATCGTTAGGTATAACTAGTATTAAGTCTAAGTCTGGATAGTTCAGAGCTAAAGAGTCTAAGATTAACACCATGTTAGCTGTGTACGTACCTTCAGGAACCGCTTGGATAATGTCATTGATACCTAAGTTAATTATCAAAGCGTCCATCTCGACGGAGACAGGCGACTTGTTCTGTCCTGCTAAGTACTTCCAACCAGTAGTACCTGAGGTTGCAAACTGTGAAGTTGTGAATCCCCGTGCACCCATAGGAAGCATGATCACATCATCTTCGGTGTTATAACCTTTAACATAGTCAAAGTAGATAGGTCCGCCGCTATCGTGACTAATCTCGATAGTGTAGTCTCCAAGACCCGGTAGTGTTATGACTGCTTCGACCAGATCAGAAGGATCACCTACATTACCATCAATAGTAGTCCAAGCACCCGCATCAACCCGGTATCTAGCGACACCGTAATCCTTAGAGGCAAAACCTATAGATACTTTGTCTATAGCAGTAAATGACTTCTTGAAGCTGTCAGAAGCATTATCACATATAAATAGATCGCCACCGATACCGTCGTAATTCAACACTGATATCCCAGTGAGTTCAACAGTACTGTCGTAGTCAGTTACCTCTGTTAAGCTATTATTGTTGCCGTTACCGTATATAGACTGGTTACTCGCTACTACGTTCTGAGTTATTAGGTAGTCTCGTACGATACTAGCAGGAGAACCAGCGTGCAATGCAGGTTGTGCATAGGTAGTAGAATCACCATACCAACCAAACAATACTTGAGCGCCTTCAGTGCTTATGACTGTGTGGTGTTGAACGCCTAACACAGTCTTACTAGCCACTTCTTGATACATTACTGACCAACCGCCGCCGTCTGAAGAAGTCCAACCTAGACCTGAAAGAGATATTAAACCTGTAACTCCGTCAGATGTAGCTTGTTCAGTGAACTGGGTACCGTCATCTTTGGTGCCAATACAATCAACAGTTACGTTAGTGATTGGCGTGACCGTGCCTGGTATGTCGTTAGGATCGACTGGTGTGCTTGACAACACAACTTCAATTTTAGCCATGATTTACTCTCTGTGATTTGGTTGTTAGTCTTCGCTCTTTTCCCAAGCATCTAGGAAAGGCTTAGCCAGTTCGTCGTCGTAAGGAGTTTCTGAGTTCTCTACGATGCTCTTAATTAGCTTGATACAAACAGGCTTCAAGACTTCTTTACTGATTGCAGTCTTCAAAGCTGAAGAGAACAACGCAGCTAATGTTGGTAGTAATAGTGTGCTTAATACTGACATCATGGTTAAGGCTCCAGTAAGGTAATTAGGTAGTCTACTTCGTTTTGTAGAACCGTGACTGCTTCTCGCAGCGCTTTCGACTCTACTAGTAAGTCTTCAACTAGTGCGATTCTGTTCTGACCTCTAACCAGAGCTAAGTTATCTATATACGTAACTAAAGAAGTCACGAAATTTCTAACCTGAATAGGATCAGAGAAGTCAGTAGGAAATTGAGCTAATGTTTCATTACCCATTTGCACTCACCTCGTCCCACTGTATAGCTCTGATTTTAGTCTCTTTAGCGTGTGCCGGTATAGAGATTATATAAGACAGAGAGTAGCCTCTAGCTGCTCCAGTTTGTAAGTTTATCTCTGTAAACCCTGGGCCTACAACCTTAGAAGTAGCTTTCTTACCTACGAAGACGTCTACTTCCACTGTTTGATCTACTTCACAGTCTACGAAAATCTTAAACTTGTCATAAGTCTTCTCTGCAGTTAGATCGCCAGAAGTGAAGTCCATAGACTGAAAACCCAATGCTTTATATGAGTCAGGAGTCTTAGAGTAATGTATGAAATTCGATAAGCCTCCATGCACTGTTGAATCGACTATCGAATATAAGTTGTCGTCTTCTACGTAGTAACCTTTAAAACCTGTACTATGTGTCAGGTTCCTAAATGTACCGCTTACCAGGTCAAAAACAAGAGTGTTAGTGGTAGTGACTAAATGATACGCGTTGCGTTGTATAATAGAGTCTGTTACTATTAAACCTTCTAAGTAGTCTAGGGCGTCATAAGAGACAAGCTTAACAGTGGAGCCGTTGGTGATACACAGACCTTGATAGCTTAACCAAACAGCAGTACCTTCTATAGAACGCACACTCTTAAAGTCAACGCAACCGAAGTTAGCTGCAATCAATTGCCGCGTGAACGTGTCAGGTCCTGTACCTGTAACCAAGTGAGTCTCTACCTCGGTCATTACAACTATACCTAGTGGAAGTACAGCTATGCCTGTAATGTCACTAGAAAAACCTATGAAGTTAAACTCGGACCAAGCCCATGGTTCTTCAGGTAGAGAAAACCGTAAGTTTCTACCTTCAGTTATGAACAACATAGCGTAGGCTGTGATTATAGAGTCGCCTACGGGAGCTGGAGCCCAGTCTGCAGACCTAAGTAAATCTCCAGGAATATCTAAGTCTGCTGTACTGTCTACGTAGGTTACAAAATCACTTACAGGGTTTGGTATCTCTTCGACTAGTGAGAAGTCTGTTAGTACGCCGCCCACTCTGTAGATTCGTATGGCATCAACTTCAGGATCGTTAGACTTAACTATGTCGATTATGGTTATGATGCCGTCCAACACTGTAATCTCATCAGATAAGATGGGAGGAGATTCTGCGCCTGTCGAGGTGTTGTAGTAAGTATACGCGTAGGTATAAGTACCTGATAACAAGGTAATCTCGACGTGAGAGGGGCTGGCGCTTATGTCTATGTCTACGTCTTCAATGTCTTCGGTTACAAGTTGATTAAACAAATCAGGGCGTACTTGCTTCCACTCACCGTTAAACCAACGATAAAGGAACCAAATAGTACCTACTGGGTATTGAGAGGCTCCACCTACAACAACTCGAACACCATCACCTAGAGTGTCTACAGCAACCTCAAAGTAGTTAGTGTAACGTAACACGTCTTGCTGTTGTGAGTTGCGAACCACTGCAGTATTCACTGTGGCGCCTTCAATGTTACCAGGCTCGAGCGCTTTCACTTTGTACTTATAGATACCAGGCGGGAAGCCGTCTCCTGGAAGCTGTGCAACGCCTGGAGGATTATAAACAACGAATACAGGTTCTGTTATAGGAGCTGTGCGTTCGGTAGCTACTAACGACCACACTAAATTGTAAGGTTTCTCTATGCCTAGCTCGAAGCTTTCTGAATCTGATTTATGATATAAGGTCTGAACACCGTCTACGCTATACGCGTACAGGTTCAAATCGACAGCTCTTGCATAAGAGTCGAAGGTTAGTAAGGTGTCTAACACTCTTGACTGTATTATATATTCGCTAGTAACATTGGCAACAAACTTAGGCTCAGCTAAAGTATTAAGCGTGCCAGCGTCAGGGTTGACATTAATGTATTGTCTACCTTGATTAGATTGTATTAGACTTGGGTCTAATCGCGTACTAAGTCCACCATCCCAACGAGTTATCTTCATCCCATACCATTATATAAAGTAGTGTTGTTCATTTTAACAGAGCCATTACTACGTAAAGTAGAGGCTCGCATCGCAGCAACTAGCTGACCGTATAACGCTAATTCTTCATTACCCATAGCTCTGTTCGCTGCGTTAATGTTTGATCTCAACGCAGAACCAGCTAGGTACTTAACCAAGGCAGTATCGAACGGTTCAGGTAGATCTAATAGGTCATCTTCATTGACCGTAGTTAACTTGGTAGGTCTTCTTATGTACTCCACACCAAGTAAGCCAACTTCTACAAAGTTGACCAGGACACCAAAAGCATCTGCTAAGGTGTCATCGGCCGCAGGATCATAGATCCCAGATACCACACCAAAAGGTGAGTCTATCGCATAACCAGGTATATCTGTGGTTACTCCGAACACGCTAGGGCTGAGTACATACTCTTCACCTAGGTCTTCCGCCATTGGAATGGGGTAAACCCTAACAGTTCGTGCATCTTGTCGTTCTGTCACTACAGCTTGTATAGCGTTAGAGATCTCTGTAGACACGGCCGAACGCCATGTGCTACCGTGTATTCGTGTCATTTCATCCATACTATAAACGGGTAAACTCTCACCGTCGAATAGGAAGCCTTTAGCATAGATAAAGTCTTCTGGTAGTTGTACTGTGTGCTGCCCCTTCGCTACTTTTATGTAGGCTGTGGTCTTAAACACCTCTGTATCAATAGCTATCTGATACAACGCTTCATTCATACGTCTCAATAGCGAATCGTCATCCCAACGGTCTCCATCTTGGTCGCCTAAGATGTCTCGCACTCTAATCAGTATATCAGTTATTCTACCCACTATACATCCCTTTAAATATCAAACGTTAAATGTAGTAAAAGGCACCCACTTTCGAGGGCGCCTTTAACCTGTTAAACTAGTAAATTAAGCTGGAAGAAAGCGTGTAAGCTCACCCGTTACTTTACCAAGTTCAACATACTCAATGACAACAGTAACCTTACCAGAAGTAAGAGTACCAGTCAAAGTCGGTGTGAAAGTAACAATACTTTCTAAAGGCTTGTAGACAGCTACAGTACCTTCAACAATTGTGCCGTCAGCAGCTTTCAGATTTACATCGTCAGCTAACAGAGTGGCACCAAGTGAAACATCACAAGTCAGAGTAGTAGAATCTGCAGCTTTGACCGTGATCACGACCGCAGATTTTACGCTGATGTTAGCAGGTAAGACACCGATTTGGTATACGTCACCTGAAACGTTAAGGATGTTGTTTTCGTCAGCAAAGTCGATCTCAGCAACAAAGTTGCAAATGCCACGCTTCTTGTGGAAGTCAAGGACATTGGTTGAGTTTACAGTTGCCATAAGATTATGCTCCTATTTTAACGTCAACAGCAACAACACCGTAGTCAAGGTTTGCTACCTTAGCTTGGGTGTAATCAGTGTTTTCAGCCGTCATAACAGCCTTCTTAGCATCCATCCAGAATTCAACTGCTGATTCTGAAGTGATACCGAAGTCTACAGACTTTTGGAATTTATAGTCTGGCATTTTACCAAACCCTAATTGAAGTGCACCAGCACCAAGGATAAGACCACGAGAATGCAACTCAGAACTTGCGTAGTCGAAACCTTCTTGACCTGTCCACAATGCAGACCCAGGAACAGCACCGTCATATTGACGCATACCAGAGATCTCAATGTTAGAAGCGTCTAGACCCCAGTTATTGGTTGTTCCGTTGGTTTCACCAAAGAACTGAGAGACTTCAACGATAATCAAGTTGCCAAGCTTACCGATTACACCGTTAATAAGACGGTTACCATTACCACGTACGTCTGCATTAGACACAATGGACTGGAACTTATCGTCTTGCTTAAGCAAAGTAGCCATAGCAGAGTCAACAAGGAAGATCCAAAGTGGCTTGCCGTCAGCAGTGCGATAGGCGTCTAATGGACGTCGAATACCGCCAGTAGTGAAGCCAGTAGAAGTCTTCAAGGTTTTTTCGATTTCAAACAAATCGTTGTAGCCGAAAGAAGCGCCAAGATCGATCACATGAGACGGTGCTTGTCCTAGACTGCCTTGCGCAGCATCAAACAAAGACTGATCTTTAAAGCGAGTAAACAAGTCACCCAACTTAGATCGTGAATCGGCATGAGTGGTAAGGTTGATATCACCAATGTTGACACCATCAAACTCGTCACCATTATCAACGACTAAGCGATAACGCTCAACAGTAAGCTTGTCAGAGAACTTGCGTTTCTCTTCGCCTTTACCGTATGCAGTTTCTTTGCCTTTGATTGCTTTACCAGAGATGTTACCAGAGTAGTCAAAAACTACCGTATGGCCATCGCCTGCGTTCGCATTGGTGGATTGGTAGACGATAGCGTCTTTGGTGCTTCCAGTCATAGGAGACCAGAAAGATGTAGACGCAGACTGAATTAAGCCTTCTCGCATCCACTTCCGACGTTCGAGATCGGAACCGTATTTAACAACACCTGTTGTCATGAGTGTAACCCCTAAATAGATTGTATAGCTACTTAGATTTGATCCCACTGATTACCTGAAAGGTGAGTAGTCGCGTATCTTTGTAAGCTTAAGAAAAAAACAAAAGATGCACGAGTGCGGAATTAACCGGAATACTCTAGGCACCTTTATATTATAACACAGTTTTCCGTATTAAATTTAATAACTTTAGAATATTTCGCTCTCGTAAGTCTGAACCGAGTCTACATCTTTAGCAGTTTGAGTTGGTTCAGAACCACCAGCAAGCTTAGACATATCAGTGCCTTTGCCTGTAGTGTCGTCAGCACCTTTAATGACTTTAGATTTAGTTAGATACTGAGCTGCTTTGTCAATAAACTGACTTAGGTCGATAATACCACCTTCAAAATCTCGCTTGAATGAAGCAGGCAAGTCGTTATCAATGATATCATCAGATAGCGCCATACCAGTAGTAGCAGTGAAATCAGCGTAGGCTTGCGCCACTTCATCAGCTTTAGAAGCTTGAACACCTTGTGAATTGAACTCTGTAAGCTTTTCTTTCTGTGCTGCGACAGCTTCAGCTTCATAACCACTTAGTTTAAGTCTCCAGGCTTCAGGATCATCAACTCTTAACGAGTCTAACTCAGTTCGTTGCTCAGCTGTTAGATTGACAGTGGCAGACGCTATAACGTGGTCTGTCAGGGCTGTGTTAACAGTCTCTAACTCTTTTACCTTTTGTCGTGACTTAGTGTAGCCACTTTGAGTATCACGCACTCTACGCTCTGCAAGAACTGCATACTTGAACTCTTCAGAGTTCGGAGCCGATTCGTCTTCTGGAAGCGTCCAGTTGCCAGCATCGTCTTTTACCATACTTGACACAGCACTATTAACGCGATCGGCTAACGGTGGTGTGTTTTCATTTTGAGTTGTAGTTGTAGCCATATAAAATCCTCAGTTTAAGAAAACAGAATACCAAATCTGAATGACCATTATACAATAAAAAGGTGTACAAAGTACATTAAATTTAATACAATAGTTAAATAAATTTTCCTTTTTCTCTTACTAATATTACAGGTGCAGCATGGAAACCAGAGTTCACAGTTTCTCAACAAAAACGCAAAGCGACCTCGACTTCGTATCTGAGTTGAAACTTAAATCGCGCAGGAAAGGTGTAGCATTCAGCTTCGTAGTACTCCAAGCGCTACGAGCATACGAAGCCAGTAACACTCCTATCATTCCTACCGATAAAGAAATAGAGGCATTCCATGAAGCACAGCGAGCACAATAAAATAGTCACACTTGCTCGTCTTAAGAACGGTGAAAAGCCTAAGGATATATCTACTATGATGGATGTACCTTACGCTACTGTACTTAAGTGGAACAAGGAGTTAATCAAAGCAGAACACCAGGACAGAGTACATGAGCTGTTTAACCTTGATGAAGCTATATTAGATAAGCTCCTAGCAACAGTTAGCACAGACTTAGAAGGTATAGCCAGTCTATTAGGTACTGAGGTGGACGCAGTAAAAGAAGGCGTAGTGGAGCTAAAAGGACAGTTATCAGGTCTATCTCTACTAGAAGCTCAATTACAAGACTCTGCGATGACCGTAGCTAAACAAATAGGTGCGCAAGCTATAACTGCTACTAGCAGTGATACCTTATGCATACTAGCTGATGCTTTAGCTAAGTTAAATACATCATTCTTCGCTAAAGGAACTAATGTGCAGATTAATAACAATAACGGTGGCAGCTTTGAAGAGTTCTTAGGAGATTAAATGTTATCTATATCTGAACAAGAGTTCCTAAGCTTCTTTCCTGGTAAAGAACACCTGTGGCACTTACTAAACACTAAACCTAAGAACAAAGAAGAGCTTATAAAGAAGTATCTACCTTCAAAGCTGTGGCGTCTTAACAACATATACAAGATCATCGATAAAGTCGGTGATCCTTGTACATTTAAGATGAACAGAGCTCAGTTCTATGTGTATAGTAAGCATCTGATACACCCTAGACTCATAGTACTTAAGTCTAGGCAACAGGGTATATCTACATTGTGGCTTGTTAGCTATAGTGATGATGCTATATTCTACTCAAACTTCAATAACGGCTTGATGGCACAAGATAGAGAAGCAGCAAGCCTGCTATTAGAGCGTACTAAGTACCTCTGGGATAACTTTAGCCCTGACATAGCTAAAGTAATAGGTAGACGACTGGTAAAAGACAATGCAACCGAGCTGGGTTTTAATAATAATAGTAGTCTCTTCATCCGAACCTCTTTCCGTTCAGCAACTCTACATCGTTTACATGTTTCTGAACTTGGTAAAATTGCTAATAAATATCCCGACAGGGCTAAGGAAGTACGGACCGGTACTTTACAAGCTCTCGCAGCAGGTAACACTGGTATTATCGAAAGTACTGCAGAGGGAGCTAATATATTTAAGACTATGTGGGACCAAGCAGAAATTCATGCTGCTAGTAACACCCTGGCTGCTAAAGATTTCTTGCCAGTATTTCTGCCTTGGCTCGATGATCCTGACTGCGTAGAATTCGAACCTCAGAATATCTCTCAGCTTGCTAAGGAATACTTCCTGGAGCTCGAACGTAAGACTGGTAGACAGCTAACCACACACCAAAAGAACTTCTGGGTCGTGCAAGAGCGAGAACTCGAGGGAGATATCCACCAGGAGTATCCAGCGACACCACTCGAAGCCTTTAGTGCAGCCAAAGACGGTACGTATTGGGCTCGTAAGTACCTTGAGCAGGTAGTACGGAGAGGTCACATCATCGAAGGCCTATATGAAGAAGCCCTGGACGTGTATGGGGTGATGGATCTCGGTCGTAACGATTACATGGTGCTTACGTTCTTCCAGGTCTGGAGGGACAGCATACGGGTCATTCACGAGTATCACAATACAGGTGAAGGTCTTAAACATTATGCACAGTATATAATAAAGACCACCATGGAGCGAGGATGGAGCCTCAAGGAGATCGGTCTGCCTCACGATGGTGTAGTCGTAGATCTAAGTGAAGAGAACTATAGAACGCGACAGGAGATCCTATATGACTATGGGATCACTAATACTGTCATCTTATCTAAACAATCAGTACAGTCTGGTATAGAACTAGTTAGAGAGGCTATGCCCTACCTCTACTTCGATATAACCTGTACCTATATAGACTTGTGTATGTTAGGATACACTAAGGAGTGGAATGATACGTTACACATATGGCGAGATACACCTAAGCGGACTGTTCACTCACATGGTGCTGATACGGTCAGATATATGGTTCAGTATTGTCATTCTGATCTAGGTTTTGAGTTCCCTAAGCTAAAGATAAAGTCTCGCGGGCAGGACGCAAGCGTAGTAGATGGTGTATCCATCTAGCGCACTTTAATAAAGTTATTACATTGTGCTTGCACGATTAATAACTTATTTTTTGCCAGTCTGTAATAAATTTATTGCGTTAATAGAAGAGTGGAGAACTTATGGATACGGGGGTGAAGGCAAAGTTAAACAGTTACTCAGCTCATGTAATAAATTTAATACATTTATGGGTACGTAGACTTAAGTTTGCAAAAGTCGTGAAAAAGGACTAGTCGCGATTGGTCCCCCGGGCCCCGGAGCCACGAATGTGGTACAACTAATTATAATTTAATTTTATCTAGCACTTTAGCTAATAATTAATTAATTTATTAGCGCTTTAGCACCAGCACCTGCTAGCACTTTGGCGCTAGCTGACGTGGTTAATAATTATTTATAAATAATATAAAATATTTATATCTTTTTTATAATTTATATATATAATAGAAGTTATTAAATAATTATTAATTAAATAATAATTATTTATATTTATATTAAATATTTATATCTTTTTTATAATTATTTATATATAATAAGTTTTTAAATAATTATTAATATATTAAATAATTATTTATATTTATATTAAATATTTATATCTTTTTTATAATTATTTATATATAATAAG